CGACGGAAACATTGTTGAGCACAGGGCGCAGTGACTTTAGGGACACTGCAAACATGTGTGAGATGATAGTCTCCCGTTCACTGCCTTTAAACTCCAAGGGCAGCAACAAAGAAAAATCCTTTTCGGTTACAGGGCTAGCGACGTTCCTATCGTTTTCTCTTACGCTCCTGTTAAGCCTCGGTTTAACGTGGGTTCTCTTCACCGGAGGACCGAATTGGATCGAACGCCAGTTGCTGCAACCTTGCCGTGGTATGTGGAACGTAGTGTGCTGCCAAAGCCTGACCCTAAGTGCCCTGTCAACGTGTTATCAGGATGTACGAAACGATTTGCTTTCATGCCTCCTAAGCTGAATCGTGCTACAAGACGGAGACTGACCCGGTTTTGTGAGTTGTTTGTTAAAGAACTCATAAATTCGGGGTCACTAGACCTTCCTGGCGTCGGTGACTTCTTAAGTTTTGATGAGTGGCTGGAAACCACAGATTACTCATCTGCCAGGAAAGAGGTAATAAGGGAAGCTCTAAACGTAGAGTTCCAAGACACACAAGTCTTTAAAAGATACCGAGTGGACACTCATGTGAAAGATGAGTTCTACGAGGAGCCTAAACCACCACGTCTTATTAATGCTCGTTGCGATTATGCAAAGGCAGTCTTAGGACCTGTGATTAAGGTTATAGAAAAGCGAGTGTGCAGACTCCCTTGGTTTATAAAGTACGTTCCAGTCAGTCAACGGCCCGCGGTCTTGCAGGAGGTACTTATGATGCCAGGGGTGCGGTACGCATGCACTGACTATACTTCTTTTGAAGCCCAATTTGTTCCAGCAGTTATGAGAGCTCTTGAACGTCCGTTGTATAAACGGATGTCCGCGAACTTTTGTGATCGGGGTGCGTTCATGCACCTCTTTGACCAAGTTATCTGTGGAACCAATGAGTTAAACGTTTGTCAGATGTTTAACGCTAAGGTTCCTGGGGTGCGCATGTCTGGGGAAATGGATACATCACTCGCAAATGGGTGGTGCAACCTCGTCCTATTCATGTTTGTCCTGTGGGAGAAAGGTGTGAAAATGGCAGACCTGAGAGATATTAAGGGTTTTGTAGAGGGTGATGATGGATTATTTGCACTTCCATCACACCTCCTACCGAACGAGCTGGATTTCCAGCCCTTGGGGTTCGTTATGAAGATCCAAATTGTGGACTCATTGAACCTTGCATCTTTCTGTGGAAACATTTTTGCGCCCGGAGATAATATCGTGGTCACGAACCCGATCAAGATGTTATCGAAAGTGGGGTGGTGCCCAAGAAAATACATGATGGGGGGCCTTGCGCTGCAGCGTGCACTGCTGCGTGCAAAGGCTCTCTCTGTCGCACACCAATACAATGGTTGTCCAATTCTCAGCGTTGCTGGGCGCCGGTTAGTGGAACTCACTCACGGCGTCCGTTTCAGGAAAAACTTTGTCCAGAACTTCTTGGGTTCATATAAGGCAAAAGACTTCACTGAGAATCTCCCAGCTGAACGATT